TATCGTTTGGTCCGAATATTGCTGTACATCTTGCAAGTGCGATTTCTAATCCTGAAAATTTAGAAACATGTTCCATTAACTTTTCACGATACCTTCTCATCCACCCATATCCGTAATATGATTTATATGGTTCATCAACCCAATATTCATCTTCAGTTATTGGTCTTCTAATATCAGGATATCCGGTTGAGCTGTTTAAATCCAAAAATCTTTTAACACCATTTTTTGCACAAGCTTCTAAAACATTACCAATTAAATTTAATTGTTTTAATGATATTTGTACATCAGTTGGTACCGATGAGGGATGTGCTATTTCACCAGCACAATGAATAACATAATCGGCACCATAAGTTAATTTGATACAATCATCTAATTTCATCAAATCTATATCTCTTAAAATTTGAATATGATTGTGTTCATATTGTAAATCATTTTTATGTATGTGTGTTCTTACATATGCACCTGTTTCAACTAGTTTCATTAGAAAATGTGTACCAATAAATCCAGAACCACCGGTTACGACTACTCTTTTTCCTTTTAAAAAATTACTCATATTAATGATTTACAAATGGGTTATATCTCTTATCCAACATTTCTTTATTTTCCAAATACCATTCTGTGGTTAATCTAATACCATCCTCTAATGATACTAATGGTTCAATACCATACGATTTTGCACGTGTGGTATCAAATAACCTTATGTCATCTCCCTTATTATTATTTGAATTTGAAAATTTAACTAAATTTTTTCTACTCGAATTAAGATAAACTAATTCAACTAAATCTCTTATTGAACGTCCATTACCTGAACCTAAATTAATTGGTTCTGTTATTTTATTCTCAACGGCCATTATCATTCCTCTTGCCACATCATCACAATAAATAAAATCTCTAATTGCTGAACCATCTCCCATAACTTCCAACACATCATTCTCATTAGCTTTTCTAATAAGAGATGGTACGACCATTGCATTTTCAGGATTGAAATTATCATATGGACCATAAACATTAGCGGGTCTTACTATTGAAAATCTATCAAACCCATGTTGAATTTTATATGTTTCAATTTGTAATTCTCCAATTCGTTTTGCCCAACCTGGATACCTATCATTTGGTGACGGAAATGTATCCCAAACAGTGTCTTCTTTGAATATTTGAGCGGGAGCATATACACCGACTGAACTGGTATATAAAAACCATTCAACATTCGCTTCATATGCTGCTTGTATCATATTGGTATTAAATTGTAACATGGGAACCATGAAATCAACAGGTTGTTCTTTACACATTTTTGGTGACCCTTTAACACCAGCCAAATGGAATACAAAATCCATTCCTTTACAGATATCCAAACAATTGTCGAAAAACCTTAAATCAACTTGTAAGTGTTCAACACTTTCAGGTAAATCAGATGGTTTTGTTAAATCTGCAATAAAAATTTTACATTCCTTTTCTAACAACAATTTCACTAAGGATCTTCCTATCATTCCACCACCACCTGTTATTAATACTTTTTTATCTTTAAACATCATTTAATTTTTTACATAGTTCAATTATTTGTTCATCCGTCAAATCTGTGTGATTACCAATATATAATGAATTGTTATGGATGTAATTCACATTATCTAATTTACCTACAATTCTATGTTCATATTTTTCCAAGAAAGGTTGTAAAACTTGATTACCACCTCCAGATGTTCCTAAACGGTACTCCACACCACACAAATCTAAAATATCACAAACACTACTGTAATCATCATTTATATGTAATCTATCAGTGTAATGTGGATGCATAACTAAGGGTAAAGCAAAATTACTATTCTCACCATCATCCCATTCTGTTTTGAATTTTCTAGAATCAAGATTATCTAACCAAACTTTGAAATTATGTCTTCTCTTTTCAACATTATAGTCAATTCTTTTCATCTGTTCAATACCTAAAACGGCATTCAATTCCGTACTTCTCATATTAAATCCAGCAACCGCAAACGTGAATAAAGGATTTAATTGTGGGTAATTTTCTTTAAAAAATTGCTGAGATTCTAATGAACTTTCTCTTGTCATTCCGTGTGAACGAAATAATCTTGCTAAGTCATCGTGTAAATCTTCCTTAACACAAACCATACCACCTTCAACAGTTGTTATATGGTGTCCAAAATAAAATGAAAATATAGATATATCACCAAAAGTACCAACTTTTTGACCTTTATAACTAGCACCATGTGATTCACAACAATCTTCAATTAAAAGAATATCTTTTTCTTTTGCAATTTTTACTATTTCTTCATTGATTGCATTAAAACCTAAACAATGAACTAAAACAATTGCTTTTGTTTGGGGTGTGATTGCTTTTTCAATATTTTCCAATGTTATCGAAAGATTATCCATTGATATATCAACAAAAACAGGTGTCATACCAAGTTGTACTATTGATGAAACGTCTGAAACCCAACCAAGTGGTGGTACTATAACTTCACCGATACCTAACAGTTCTTTTACCATGGCTATTGAAATGTAATTTCCTGAACTACCGGAATTTACCATAGTACTATGTTTAACTCCTAACCATTTCGACCATAATTTTTCGAATTCTTTTACTTTATCACCATTAGTTAATCTTTGATTTGATAATATAAAATCCGCTAATACTTTTCTATCAGATTCTGAGATATTATTGTTTATTAATGGCCATTTATAATTTTTCATATAATTTAAATATAAAGAAACCTTTTATGATAGTAAAGTAAAACTTACATGATATCGAAGTATTCCCCTATCATAAATTTAGTTTTCATATTGATTGAACCATCTGTATTTGGTACAAATTTTATTGGGTCTATCAATCTGAAATCAACAGAAACTCGTGTTTGTTGACTTTCGTTTGGTTTATTACCATGTACTAAATTTGCACCATCAAATATTAAAATCTCACCATACTTTACTTCATATGGTTTATAATCTGATTTGTTTTCTCTACTCTCCATCCATATTGTATTATATTGATTGGTATGTACGAATGGTAACCAGAAATTAACTTCGGTTGTACCATGGTTATAAGTTTTATCTTTGTGCCATTCACCTACTGCAAGGTTTCCATTGGCTAACTGAACTCTGAATGTTGGTATAACTTGATATACGATTTGGTTATAACCAAATCTCTCTTTCAAATCATTTACCAATTCCAAATAAGTTGGTAAAAATTCTTTTCTAAATTTATCATAATATCTTTTATGCCAAATAGTTGATTGGTCTTTTTCTCTTATCAAAACATCATAGTGTTCTAAAGTATGTAACTCTTCTAATGGTGTGGTTTCTCCTTCCCAAACTTCTAACATTTGAGAAACAATTTGTCTAAAAGGATACTTTTTTGTATCGTAATCAATTTTATAAGGTGTATTCAAGTACATTTTTTTCGAATATTTCTTTTAATAAATTAGTTTCAATTTTTATTGGATTATGAATTCCCATGGGGTCATAATAATAATCGTCTTCCATTGCAAATTTTTTAGCACTTTCCAAATCGGCTAAACCATCGTCTAACAAATATTTTGAAAAATATATGTCTTCCCACATTCCGTAATCCGATTTGTATTTTTCAGTTATTTTAATCATTTTGTCTCTTGTTCTTAAAGATAAACCACCATTTCCTACAAAACAACCTTCTTTTGGTTTTTTCCAAGGAGCACCAATATAATCCCATTTTAAAAAATCCTCGATTCCACTTTTTAGCAACATAGAATCATTTTGAAAAATTAATATCTTATTTCCCATAGATTTTTTCCAAAATTCAGTAGATTTCAAAATTTCAGTGTGAGTTTGTCTACTTGTAAAATTTGGTATATTCAAATTTTCATAAACAATGTTTTCAAATTCTTTAAACAAATTTTTTAAATAATATTCATTTTCACTATTATGAAAAATTTGTAATCCCCACTTAACACCTAAACTATTATTATTTAAGAAATATAAATGATTTTTTACAATAGGTAATAGTTCAGGTAAACATCTTAAATCGAACAGTGAAGCATAATAGTTTGAATTTTCGTCAATCTCGGGTATGTAATTTTCTAATTTATTCTCAAAAATTTTCAAATATTTTTTAAACAATAGTAAATTTTCCTCTTTATAAATTAATTCTTGACTCATAATTTATCTTTAATATTTTCATAAATGTAATCACCTATAATTTTATATCCCTCTAAGTTTGGATGATAATCTCCTTCGTAAAAATTTTTCTCATCATTCCATATACTTCTACTACCATATTCCCACACACTCATATCATTTTTTATTTCATAATCTCTTAGTACATCCGCAACACAACCATTTGGATTTATGAAATATTTTGGTAATTGGGTAGTGTCGAATTCATAATCTTTAAAAGATGGGTAAAACGAATTAAAATAAAAATGTTTTATACCTATTAGTTCTTTTTCTAACATGTTGTAAATGTCAATTACGGTTTCACTATCATGTCTCATATATCTATATGGCCAAGAAAACATTATTATGATAACATCATCTGTATCGATATAACCGTTTTGTAATGAAACCACCACATTGTTGTAAATGTATTTGTTACCATCACCACAAACACCGTTATTTACGTATACACACCCTAATTTTTCAGCCGTCCATCTCGGCCAAGAATTCTGTTCCCTAAGTCTTTCAATAAAAAGTGGGGGATTTGGTATCTCTTTATAAGACTCGTCTGTCTCAACTCCATGGCCCGCGGTCCAACTATCACCAAAACAAATTATTCTCATTATAGGAATTCTTTAATGTAGTTATACATATACTCTGATTGAGTGATGTGACCGTATTCGCCGAAATGTCCATCATTAACGGTTTCATTTGTTTCTTGAGAAATTTTTGCAATTAGTCTATCGTGTTGTTTATTACAGAGGTCCTCAATTTCAGACATAATACCTCTATTAATGTTCTCGTAATCATTTCCTTTAATAATTCTATAATCATCTTTAAATAGGGTTTTAAATTGTATAGTTATATGTTCATCACTAGACCAATGAAAAACGTGTGCACCTATTTTGTTTAGATAAATGTTAATCAATAACATCCAAGAGAACACCTCTTCAATCCACAAATGGTGTGTTCTATTAATTAATACCTCATTTATTGCGTTTTGGGATACACTTATACCAGGAAACCCACCAACACTATTTGGTTGTATTTGATTGAAGACGTTTTCCTCCTCATTAACTAATTGAAATCTAGCCGGATTTGTCCATCCAAATATTAGAATATCGTCTTTTTTTATAGAGTGTACAAACTCTAAAAATTGTTTAAATATTAAATAATTACTAGAACCACCAACCGCTCTATTTTGACATTCATACCCTAATTTATTTGCTAATAATGTTGGCCAAACGTCGGGAAGGTTATTATTTCTACATTTTTTATATTCGTCATATTTGCTTGTCATGTAGGGGTGTCCTACAGGGTAATATTCTGCGGTGAAACTACATCCAAATGTCCATAGTGTGCTCATGATTTGTTTGTTAAATTACTAAAGAACATATAGTCTCTTTTTATTTTTAAAATATCTAATACCCTTTGTTTATTAGCCTCAAACCTTTCAAAATTATTTTCATAAAATTTAATAAATTTATCTTTATTTTCATAGACTCTTTTTATTTCTCTGAAAATATCGAAAAACCTTAGTTTGTCGTTCATCTTATCATCGTAATTGTGATCAATCATATCTTCAAAAAAATCAAAACCATATTTTTGTTTCATAATTGAAATATGATGTGGGGTTGCAATTATAATTGGGAATTGATAAAAGAAAAATGGTCTAAATGATTTTTCAGTAATTTGTACAACGTTTGGACAATTACTAAACATTGATTCTGTTACAATATTCACATAAGATTCTTCAAATGTTTTATTCTTCTCAGGAATTTGTTGCCATTTGGGTAGCATGGTTTTGTCTAATTCTTGTAATGGTTTAAACCATCCTTCGTCACCTTCATAATCACTAACTTTCATTTGAATGTTATTGAAATATTCGATCTCTTCGTCTAAAATTTCAATTGCTGTTGAGTCGAACAGGGAATCATAAAAGTTACCGACGGGATACCCCCAATATGTCGGTACCAACGACCAATTCACATCTTTATCCAATAATCCGATTTTTTTTAACAGAACTAAAATGGCATACCTATGTGATTTCGGTGATTTATTGTGACATAAAAAAAATTTACCTTCTTTTTCTTTTTTATAAACAGAACCTATTTTTTGTAAAACTCTAGTGGATGAGTTTGGAATGAACTCAAGAGCATGTTCTTTTACTTTAAAATCACCATGTATTTTTTTCAACCAATGTATTTTTGCGTTATTATTTACAAAGTATACTTTTTCAAGATTTATACCTAATTTTTTTAGATAATCGACCGTTAATCTATAACCTAATTCACTATCGGGTTCATGTTCAGTTAAGAAAATTAAAAATAAATTATCATATTCTATTAAAGATTTGGTTACCTCATTACTTAGTGGTTTTTTACCATCTAATATTGCCTGTACATTTTCTCCGTGAACATGAGGGATACAAAAAAATCTTGATAAATCAAAACTGTAATGGTTTATAATGTAATAAAAATTCTCTTCAGGTCTTTCACTTATTTCATTAAATCTACATCTTTTTACTGTAAATTTTTCGCTCTCTTCAAGCACGGGTTCCAAGAACTCATAACTCAACATCCTATCTAAATAATTGTTTATAAGATTATACCCATCCCAAAATGTTTTTTCACCATAGATATTGACGCAATTCGGTATTGGTTCTTCCGAATCTATTGGCCAATTATCATATACTAAATTTAATACTCTCATATATTTTTTAATATGTTTTTCATAAAACCGTAACTTTTATCTATAAACTCTGAATTATTTTTTAAATCATATTTTATACACAATTCCTTAAATATTTTTGGTACATACTCGTCTTGAATAATTAGTTCATATGCACGTTTTTTATTGTATAATATGATATCAAAATTTTCTTCATATAGTTTATTTAAATCCATTCCTTTTAGATTTTTTATATTTTGGATAACACCTTCTGCTCTTTTTTCTAAGTCATCTTCTGAATCAAAAGAATAGTCAAAAATATTATCATATAATTTAAATCCATAATTTTTTAGTATCGAATTTTGATTTTTACTTCCATAACATAAAAATGGTTGTTCCATTAAAATTGGTTTGAATGTTTTCTCTGTTATAAACTCACACTCAATGTTAGATTCTGTAACGAGAAAGAAAAAAGAATTATTATTAATTAAAAAGTCAGTTCTATCGTTGTGATTTGTCTCATTAAACTCATCTAGATTTAGTATTTTTTCCTGCCAATTTTTAAAATTATAATATCCTCTTGACCATATCTCATCACTTAGTTTACACCAAGATATATTTCCATAATTTTCGAGTCCGTTTTGAAAAATTTTATCAATCAACAAACATCTATGATAATGTGGTTTATTATTATACGATATGAATAATTTATCAAAATTTTTATTAATTTTTATGTTGTTTAAATTATTAGAATAATATGGACACATAAATGCATAAGTAAAATGTAATAAAAATGTAGGCCAATTATGGATTATAATTTTTTCATATTTATTTATTTTTTCATAATACTTTTCATCTTGTGCACCAAAAATTATATGTGTTGTTGTATCATTTTTTTTACATATCAAATTTAATAAATTAAAATCATAGTTTTCATTACCTCCAGATAACGCAAATTCACCAAATGATAATATAAGAACATCTTTAGGTTTTGTTTCGTTAATTTTTATTATAACATCGTCAAAACTAAATCGACTTAAATCGTTTGAATTACATATTAATATTTCTGATGTCATAAAAAATCTTGAATTTTAGGTGGCCATCTTAGATATGGATGTTCGTTATTAATATAATTGATTCTCCTACCATTATTTTTTTCAAAATCACTCTCTATTTTAACAATTTCATCTTTATCTGTTATGTAAGATGTCCAATCCACAGAATTTTTATGTAATTCAGCATCGAATGAATTGTTTTTTAAATCAAATGAATTTAAAACATACTTAGAGAACAAAAAATGACAATATGGTGATGGGTGATCGTCCCCATATATATTATTTTCATTTTCATAATAATAGGTTAATTTTTCTCTAAAATCTATATCACTATTTAATATAAAACTTTCAACACTATCGATATAATTTTCATCTACAACCATTTTTAAATCCTCAAGAATACCACTCTCGGATGTCTCTTTATATTTTTTTATCAGTTCATTTGGAATTTCTCCCGGTTCTCCCATCACATTAGAAATCCACGGCTCCAACATATAAAACCATTTAAAATTAATACCTTCGCTCTTCAATAATGATAGTAAAACAACAATATAAGATAACAATTCATTCCCTTTTTGATTAACCGAGAAATATTTTTGAATATAATGATTGTCAAATAATGGTGAATTCGTAATTAAACCACCCGAATCCCACTCATTATTAATCATGATATCCTCTCGAGCCAATGCACTCCATTGTATTGTTACATAGTCATTCTTTTTTATTTTTTTTTCATAAATAAGTCTGACGATTTTATTAAATATAGATTTATTACCCGATCCTGATCGACCATAATTATATGTTTGGTCAAAATAAGGAGATAGATAATCAACATACGTTGGATATTTGAAATTAGTAAAACTACACCCGAAAGAAAAAAGGTTTTTCATTAAATCAGTGCATTTTTATCTAATTCTTTTTTTATGATACTATACGGATAGGGGAGTGAATTACCGGCGTTATGTCTCAAAACCTCAAAGTTGTGTTTCAATGTTTTTTCCATATCTCTATACATAGATAATTTATTTTCTATTTTATCTATTTGATAAAGAACCTTAACTATTTCGTTAATTCTTTTGGTGTCCTCCATTTCATCATAACTTTCATCAAACCAATTTGAAAATGTTTCATACCCCAATTTTTTTAATTCTCTCAAACTAAAACGATTACCCATAACAATAAATGGGTGGTAACATGTCATCGGTTTAAATATCTTCTCACTTAAAAATACCGTACCTTGTTTGTCCTCATACTGTGCCTCACTTATGACAGACACCCAAGAATCTAAATGTGGTTTTTCATGTATTCTTACAACGTAATAGTTAGGGTCGTGAATTTCATTTGAAGTGTCGTATATTACTGATGGTAATGTTTTATACAATTCTTGGGTAAATTTATTATCCATAGTGATTCCGCAAAAATATCTACCTCTTTCTGGATCATCGAACTGATTCATACTAACAAGTCCCCTACTTAATAAATTTGTATAATATAATTTAGCATAAAACCATATTCTATGTTCTCTCGGTTTTTTGTTTAAATTATTAAATAATTTAATCTTATCGTTGTTATATATTTTATATTGATAGTGTTCTTCAAATGTATTCAATGGGGTTCCATTTCTTGTCATATCTATTGATTGTGAAAACACATCGGATTCGAAATGTGAATATGGAATTACGTGTATGTTGATTTTTTGTGGTTTTTCTTGTAACCACATATCATACCTTTCTTTAATTATCGAATTACCTGTTACAAAGAATATTTGATTTGGGGATATGTCATATTCGATACATTCATTATGAAAAAAATCGAAAACCCAATCATCATGATATCCTTCAAAACTTGAGTCTATTAATAGATATGCATTACCATTTCTCAAATCTTTTAGGAAAGTCTCATTAATAAACTCGAAAAGGCTGGGTATTGTGGAATCTGCAGAATGTTTACCTCCCGTCCACATGACTGGATCATTATTGACACCGATTGGGATTAAATAAGTTTTAGGTCTATTATCAATACGGAAATCATTTGAAATAAATTCATAAGATCTATTGAAACTCCTTAGAAAAGACATCCTATTATAGAAAGGACAAAGTGTAAATCTTGTGGAACCCGCTTTATTCATAACCCAATGGTTCACAAAATTTCTTGGGGTTGCTATATCTTCAAATACAAAGTTCATTTCATTAAAATGTTTTCCAAATTTTTCTTAATATTTCTACAATCGGCTTCTTATTATCAGACCATCCGTGTCCATCATAGTCATATTTTTCTTTTATAATTTCCACAAATCTATTTCTATTAAATAGACAAACCTCATACATTTCTTCTCTAATTTGTGTGAGTTCTTCTATTGATTTTGATTTAAATTTATTTAATTCATTTACAATCTTTTCTATCTTTTTATGATGGTCCGGCTCCAAATCGTAACTTTCGTCAATCCATCTATCAAATGTCCTGAATCCTTGTTCTTTTAGATACGATAATGTATGTAAATTTCCCAATAAAATAAATGGTTGACCCGCAACTATTGGTTTCCAAATTTTTTCAGAAATAAAGAGAATGGAGGTGTCAATCAGGGTCTCTGTAATGACCGAAATAAATGTAGACTCGTAATCAGGTATTTCAATGTTTACCGCCCAATTTATATCTAATGTTCTATCTATTTCAATAGGTGTTATTTTAGATAAGTCTTCATATTCATCATATGGTTCAAACTTACCCAAACTTATTTTCCCTCGATTAAAAAGTTCATTTTTTATCAATTCATTTACCAAATGCACTCTATGTGGTCTTGGGTTTCTGTTATATGATAATATCAAATGCTTATCATCAATTGGTTCAAATTTAACAATATCATTCTTTAGAAGTCTATAATCCACCCACGAATCAAATATTGATATGGGGTGACATGTAAAACTGAGACCCCTTTGTTTCCTAACTTCATCAACAAGAAGGTTACCATGAATATAATGTACGTTTTTATCGGGTAGATTTGATTCTTTAATCCATTTATCTATTACCTCTAAGTCATTATTATATATATTCATTCCACTATACCCTTCGAATTGGTGAATTAAAACAATTTTGCACCTATCTTCCCGTACATCCTTAAGATATTCTTCAGAAATACATTTAAAACCAATGTCAATGTTTTTAGTAAAAAATTTATTGTCATAAACATTTATAAGGTATAAATGATTTTTTTTATTTAATCTATTTTTTTCAACGTAGTTTATTAAAGAATTATATTTTGTTGTAATGTTTTCTCTTAACACATCATCGGGCCATAATTTATTAGAATCTTCTATATTGAATAGATTCCACACACCCCAAGATTTAGGAAAATCAAAACTACCTGTTTCTTTTAGATACCAAGATTTTGAAAAACCATTAGGTCTATAATAATTAAAAACTGTGTCCCAGTCCTCTAACGAACAAACAATTTTTTCATCATTAATTAGTTCTGTGAATCCATCTTCAAAAGTTATGTGGTTAAATTGTATGTGACTTTCTAATTTAGAAAAATCGACTTTATATGATCTACTATCTTCACTTACGATTAATGTATATTCTAAATCAGGTTTTATCGATTTATTTATTCTATCAATTAAATCCTTTTTACTTATGTTTAACTCCTTTTTACCTATATTAATAATTTTACCATCAAAATCGTTTTCAATTAAACTTTTTAATACTCTTACACAATCTTTAATGTGAATGTGTGGTCTTTCGGCTAACGGGTCAAATATTTCTATTAATCTATTATGTTTTATATCATCAATCAAATTGTTTATTAAGACATCATCCCTACGTAATTTACTTGCACCATAAAGAGTTGATAATCTTACAATTTTAAATTTTGGATTATTTTTTGAAAGTATAATATTTTCACATTTAATTTTTAATTCTGAATATAAAGACGTAATCTGTGTCTCAGAATTTTCATTAACTATATCGTTTCTTTTTCCATAAACACTACAACTGCTTGAGAAAATGAGTCTTGTGTTTTCGTTGTTAATTAAGTTAATAGTATTTCTGAATTCTTTTACCGGTTCTATTAATTGTATTTCATCTGTTAAATCTAAAAGCCTCGGTGATGCTAAGTATATAATTAAATCCATCGAATTAACCAAATCAGAATAATTCCCGATGTTACATACATCATCATTAATTACCTTTATATTATTATTCAAAAAAGTGATATTACTGTATAAGAATTTATCATATACTGTAACATCATAATCAATAAGACTGTTGGATAATGGAATACCTAAATAACCAGCACCTCCTATAATTAAAATTTTCATATTAGTCTCTTAATAATTCAGTTGTAACGCAATGAAAAGAACCACCCAAAGTTCTTGAATGTCTTATCTTGCAATCCAACGATTCAATATTATATTTTTTTAATTCTTTAATTAAATCCTGTTGTCTATTATCAACTATAACAGTATTTTCATCTATTGATAGTAGGTTAACTCCTATCCAAACTGACGCTCTAATTGTTTTATGATAACCTATGTCAACCATAGGTGGACACCATATTTTATCCCATGATTTTAGAAACTCCGGCATGTTATTTTCATTTACTCTTTCAGGATTTAATAAACAAAGCCCCTCTCGAAGTAATGCAATGGTTGAGTCTATGTGGATATAAGAATAAACATTTTCAATTGTATGTATTCTGTAATCTTTACCCAAAAAGTTTTGCAACCATTTAGCGCCCTTTAAGTTACCGGTGTTAGATACCAAATATAAAATATCATTATTACATCTTAGAATGTTTGCTGCGTCAAAAACCGGTTCATAATTGTTCAATGTTATTTTTGATAAATCTTCTCTTTGATACATTGAATCGAGTAATCTCGGTTTTGGTGCTGCAACCCAATTTGCACCTTGTTCCATTTTTCCAATAAAAATATCTCTGAAACAATCGGTTTCAAATTGTCTTGATCTAAGTGACATTGGTGATTCTAATATGTTATTACCAATCACGGTTACAGTATCTCGAGGACAAAATGTATAATACTGTGTTGTCTCCCAATAACCATTTGATACTGGTTTTTGTGTATCTATTGGGGTTGGACGATGTACTTTAACGCCCGTATCTTTTAATAAATCTGATAATTTTTCTAAATCTTCAAAAGTTTCATCATACACTTTAGAATCCCAAAAACCGATTTCATCTTTCGGTATTTCATTTTCCGTCGCGTAGTTTATACAATGTAAATCTTTACCATGTGTTGGCATATTTGCATTGTCAATTGTGCCGACGATTATTTCTCTAAGTCTACCCCATTCATTATTAACTGATACCATCGTTTTATTTTTTTATTTTTTAATAATATGTTTTTTATTTCATAATGACCTAATTGATTTGGGTGGTACCCATTACCTTCAAAAAATTCACCAATAAACATATTTTTAGTGGGTCCGTCTGTCTGATTCTCTATTAAATTTATGTCTTCTAAATTCGTTAAAATTGAGGTTAGACTTCTGTCAAAATCTAAAAAATTTTCCTTCAATAATAAATTATTAAATGATTCATAAATTTTTAATTTACCATAATTGTGAACGAATAAAAAGTGAACATGTTTTTCTTTAAAAAATTCTTGTAAAACAAATAGAAAAAGTGATTGATGATATTCGTACCATATTTTTCTATGTGTTATTGTATTTACATATAATGATAATTCAGACTTTCTAATCTCATCAATTGTATCATCATTGAATAAACTTTCATCAGGAACCCATAAACTGGATATTTTATTATCAATATTTTCATAATACCACCTAACGTCCGGTGGAACTATTACTAACACAAAATCTTCTAAATTAAATTCACAATGATTTATAATATCATGTGTTATTTGACCAAAAGACGCACCCTCAACACTCTTGTTTTTAAAAGAAATATTTAAATCTTCAGCAATTAGATTTACAAAAGGTTTTTCTTTAGTCAAATCCAATTCACTTCCATATCCCCAACTGTCTCCGAAACAATATATCACTTATTAATTTGTTTAGTCTTTAATATTTCATTTACAACAATATCTTGAGATAAATGTCCGTTATGTGATAAATCACGTCCTGTAGTTCCTGTTGTGTCATCAATGGAGAGTAGGGTTATATCGTTTTTAAAAAAATAATCAGAATATTCGATATCAAAATCACCATTCCAAGTCCAATGAATTACAGGTATATCCATAGATTTCCAAATATTGTTACAGGTCATTATTGAAAAATTAACATTTTTCATTCTTTCACCACAGTTCTCCATATAACTTGTGATATACCAAGGTCCGTATTCTTTTGCGTTTTTTGGATATAAATCTTCAGGATAAGTTGGTGAGAACAATTCGATATCTAAAGATTTGTTTTCTTGATTCAAAAAAGTATAGAACGTTCTATGTTTAAATGGCCATTGATAAATTACATACTTTGGAAATTTTTTATTTCCTAAAATAAAATTCTGATACAAAAGTGTATTGTACATTTGGAAATCGGGGCCGGTTGCTCCCATACCTAAATTCAAAATGTCCATATCTAATATTAGGCCAAGTTTTGTTGACCACATATCACTATGATAAAGTCCAACTCCTTCTGTAAAAGAACATCCAAATACCAATATATAATCATCTTTTAACTCATCAAATTCCATACTTCTATATCCCCAAGAATTATATTGATATGTTATCGGTTTTTCATAATAGTACCAATTTGTACCAAAAATATCTTTGTTCTTTATAAAAGATTCGGGAGAATCTGTGTCCTTAAAATATTTTGTTGTGTTGGAGTTGTGTGTGTTTTGGATTACAGGACAACTATTATTAACTGATATGTACGACATTATTTAAAAACGTTAAAGTTCTTTAAGTTTGGATAACTTTTATTGTTGTGAGAGTCGTCATTAATTTTTGGTATCGTATCCATTAAAATAATACCTCTCGCGGCGTCCTCTGGTGTCATGTAATAATGCCAACCATAAAATTCAATATTGTCTTGGTCGTATGGTAAGTCTAAATTTCTACCATCATAACAAACTTTTTTAAACCACTTATAGGCATCATAATCATTACATAAAATCATACCCCCTTTACCGATTGGTATTCTTTTTTTTATTTGGAATGAAATAATTTGAAATCCGCTTATATACATATCTTTGGTCCACCTACCTGCGGAATCCCATATATCTAATGGTTCTAGTTTATACACACCGGACCATTCCTTATCAACAAATTCAAAATCATATCCCGCGTGTTTTATATACATAGGAACTGAGGTATATGTGTGTGATGGTATGTATAATTTTTGTGGTTGATTTATATATTTCAAAACAAGAAATAATCCATGTGTACAACAATCAACCGCAACAGCATACTTTGATCCACAAAATTTTGCAACTTTATCTTCAAATAAAGAAACAACTTCATGTGGTTGTGTCCAATTATACCCTAATTCTTTTATCTGTTCTAATTCAGGTCTAGATAAGTTTATTGGTGGTTTTCCTAATGGCCATTCCTTGAACATCTTTTATAAATGTTTTATTTTTAAATTCATGTGATAATTCCTCTTTAAACTCATAGGAACCCGGTTGGTCCCATTCTTTACCAAAAAGTCTTTTCAGTAATTTATTCTCTAAATCATCAGTTGGGTATGACCAAGGTTGATTTCTATAATAAACCGCAAATTCACTCCATGTTGACCTATGTGATCTAACTAAAAATTTACAAAAACTAAGTGAAAATAAATCTACAATATTACTGATTACTTGTCCCCTAACTAATTTTCTGATATCAACACCCGCACTTAACAAATAATCTTGAACTACGGGAATAAAATCTTCCTTTGTAATTATTTTGTCTTGATACTTGTCTTTGTAATATGAAAACATTTCATAAGGCAAATCACAACTAATATAAAATTTTTGTTCGGGATTAATTTCCAAAATCCTATCTATAATTTTAAAATATAACTCATCTTTAAAAAATTTGTAACCTCTATTTACTGCACCCTTTATGGCGTGAAGTTCTTCAAAGTCTTTTCTAATATGTTCAGGTAACGACAAAACATCCTCTTCTTTGATGGATACACCACAATTTCTTCTGATATGAATACCAATAACATCCTTAGTATTTCTACGTAAAAAATCCTCTATAAAATGATGTCTTAAAGTAATTGAAGTTAATGGTCTCCACTTAACATTTTTTCTAGTATAATTTTGTAATTCTTCATATCCAAAATCAGAATACCAATGATTATCCTGTGTTAAATCGAAACAATTATTTTTAAACATATTGTCCAACATATCTCGGTCAATTTTGGATGCCAATCTTACATCATCGTTTTGTAAATCGAATACGGTTTTAAATCTTAAATTTTGGAATTTAAATTCATGATATAATCCATATTCATATTCTAAAAATTTAAAAGTAGCGGTATTTGGGAGATATAACAAATCTAATTCAGGCCAATGAAGGTGTTGTAGTATTATTTTGAAATCGTAATTATTTTGTTTACATATTTCATGTGCAATTTCCCAATGGAATATTCTATTACATAACCCAGTATCATTTTCCGACCAACCACCATATGGCTCTAACCATCTTAATGTTTTATTGTATTCCATTAACTATTGTAATTTTCTTTATCTGAGACATATTCACCCGGTTCATAATGTGTGATTCTACCGTTAGTAACATTAACATTCGGTATTGAGTTGTCTACCACTAATGAATCGTACCATTCAGCTATCTCAGGAAAAGTTTGTTGAAAGTTTTTGTTTCTACGAATGTCGTATTGAACATAAAAACTTTTAAAGTCGTGATGTTGTAAAGAGTTATCTAACTCTGTTGTGTTGTGTCCTCTATTAACAACTTCAATATAGTCAATAAGTCTTTGAATTTGAGCCTTCTCTCCAACGGTTAGTAAATCACTATTTTTATGTTTTCTAAACCATATTGATAATTTGCCGTGTAATTCATACTTAATTTCGTTTGGTAACACTAAAGGTGACATAAACGCCGGCCATCTTAAGATATTTAAATCTACAATAGGTTTATGTGTACCATATTTAGCTTTAAGAGATAACATATCATCTAAAAACTCTGTGATACTAAACAAACACAAACTATTAATAGTCATCATAATCACCACCTGTCTAAAGTTTGCATTTTCAATAAACTTTACAAGATTTGATTTCCATAATTCGTAATTTAAACCATCTCTAATATATTCGGCGTGTGGACCATAGGACTCATTACTGGTATATAAATCAAACTCCTTAACTTCAACCTCGTGTGTAACATTAATGAGTTTTTTAAGTGTCTTATCATTTAAACCTAAATTTGAATTAATGGCTAACCTTAAATTAGGTGACGGGTATTGTTTCATCAAATCTATAAATTGCCAGAAGTTCCTACTTTGTGAAGGTTCACCACCAGTAACTCGAATCTCCAATAACTTTTGTGATAGTTCGGGCCACCATTCTAAAAACGCCTTTACATATGGATTATTTTCATTGTATTTACCGAATATTTCAGACCAAGATCCATCAGCATAATACGCACCCGCACTTGTTGTCTTGAATTTTTGATATGCCCCGTTATCTTTAATATCCTTTCCCCAAGTTGTCGAGTATCCTGAGTTACAATATGAACAAGCGAAATTACATGTTCTATCAAAAGACACCTCAATTGTTTTTGGGGTGATGTCCTCGTTCCAAGGAATTTCTTTTAATTTCGCAATATCTTGTTCTTCGTAAATAATACTTTTATACACCCTGTCGGCAATATTATTTCTACCAATATCCTCAACCCTCCAACAATAAGAACATTCGGCGGGTTTTACTCCCTCCAACATCATTTTTCTTATTCTCTTTTTAAAATCGGTATTATGTAGTGCCGATGGATTTGTTTTAATTGCTTCAGCATCAATTGGATGTGGTAACGGTAAATGACAGGAATTTGTAAAACCGTGTCCAAGGTGTAAACTTACGTTATACCATTTAGCCGCACAAAAACTACAACTAACTGAATTTAAGTGTTTATCTCTCCAATTTGCTAATTCTTCTGACATGTGATTTTTTTTAAAATATACGTTATTTTTTTGATATTAAGAAATAAACTCTTTAGGTACTTTTTCTAGAAAATTTGTATTTTTTGATTCATCGTAAACTATACCTAAATTATTTATTGTGTTAAAGTTATATATACAAAGAATATCATTATAAAATAGTTTATAAGGTAACTCTTGTGTTTTAATTTGATGAATGGTTTTTACATCATCTATTTTAATTTGATTTTTAATTATTGTAAAAAATTCAATGTCCATTTCACCATGATATCTTGTATTTTCATTTTCAGACTGAGGACTTGAGCACCCTAAATAAAGTCCAGGTATTTGATAATCATCAACAAAATTTTCACCAAATTCATACGTATTAGAAATTTCAAAGTTTTTGTAAAGAACGATTGTCTGCCCTATTCTTTGTATTGTCACAATTACTCCGTTATGGATTTCCTGTTCCTCAATTCCTTTCAAATTTACAAAGTGAAACTTTTCATCTGATGTCCAAAATTCAAATGCAATACATTTTGATTCTTCATTATAAGTTAAACCCATATTCTTACCAGGTTTACCAAATACCATACATATTGTATCCTTTTTGTATTCTAATTTTATTTTAAATTCTACACTTATTGTGAAGTCATTTAAAAACAAATTTTCAAAATCTGAATTGTCTGATTTATTAAATTCTGTTACGTATTGATTATCATTATGACTTGTTAAGTCCCATTTAAATTTTATCCAATATGGTTTTTTATATTCAATTCTCATTTACTATTTTTTTAAAAAAATCTTTTAATTCGGGGAAATATTCTTCCCAATTATATCCTCTTCTTTTTTGATATTCATCTAAAAACAAAACCAAATCTTTTTTGTGATCATCAAATTTTTCAATTGAGGTTTCCAAATCGGCAACAAAAATATCTCTAATTCTTGTTATTTTTTCTATCTCTTGTGTAGAAAACCCAACATCATCAATTGTTTGTTGTTTGTAAAAGTTTAAACTTCTATAAGTAGAGTTGAACTTCATGTATTTAATCCATCTTTCAAAAACTTCAACATTTATGTAATCCTTTAACATTCTAAAACTCATAAATGGCGGATGTCTTAGATATGACGTGTCCAAAATAATTGCAGAATTCCAAACTCTGTTTACATTAAAATGTTTGATTTTGAATTTATGAATCTTTTTTATTAATTCTTCATAAGAAAACACACTGAACATATTGAAAGTTGACATTACAACAATAGTAACTGCTTCTAAACATGTTAAAATTTTATCAATGTTACGGAAAAGTCTTTCGAAGTTCATTCCATATCTTGTGAATTCGGATTGTTTACCATAAGCATCACATGAAGTAAAAATAACAATTTCTTTAACTCTTTTTTCATTTATAATTCTTGTCAATTTTTCAATCAATCTATCAATTAAATCATCTGTAACACCCAAATTAGTATTGATTGATAATTTTAAATTTGTATTAGGTGATTCCGTTTCAATAATGTGATCCAATACTTTCCAAGTGTCCTTAGATAAAAGTGGTTCTCCTCCCGTAATTCTAAATGTGTCTAAATTTCTATATAACTCAGGCCACCATTCCCAAAATGCCTCAACATATGGATTTTTATCTGAGTGTCTAAATGGTCTTGTATTTCTTTCATCCATTCTCTCAGTACTGTTAAACTGAAATGTCTTTAAATTATATGCACCAAATTCATTAATTTCCTCCATCCATTTTGATGAGTACTCTGGTCCACAATATGCACATTTAAAATTACAAGTGTTAGAAAAATTTACCTCAACATATTTTGGCACATAGTTGTCTCTCCAATCAGAAGTTGCAATTTCATCAAAATGTGGTTCAGACCATGGTTCCGCAGATTTAAATATTCTATCAGAAAATGAATTACTATTATCTTCAACATTCCAACAATAGTTACATTCTTTAGGTCTTTGACCACTTAACATTTCTTTCCTAGCCTGTTTTTTAGTTAAGCTATTGTGTAGTGCGGTATGGTTTCTTTTTAGTTCCCCTAATTTAACTTTATGTGGTTCAGGGTGGTGACAAGAATGAGTTGTACCATTGTGTAAATGCATTGTAACCTGTGTCCATTTTGCCAAACAAAACCCACACCCAACAGAATTTAATTTTTGTTTTGTTTTATCAAAGTCCACCATTTCAGTAAACTCCTCAACATCTATAAATTCTGAGTAATTACCGTTTCCTGTTGTGTCGTTGATTATTTTAATATTCTCATCAACAGATAAATCTAAATTACAAATCATTTTATCATTAGTAAGATTATTCACGTCGTTATACACAGTAAAACTTTGAATATCCATTTCTGTGTAACAACCATGAAGTAAAGATGACGTTTTATGACAACCGATATATATTGGTTGTTTGTAATATTCTCTTAGTAACGTATGGTTTTTTTTAATTTCAATAGTGTCAAATAAGATGTCATAATTTTTGTATAACTTGAATGTCTTATTTATCAAATCATATGCAATAGATATTACAATTCCTTTTCTAATTTCATCTATTGTTATATCATAATCTTTGTGGCAATTGAAATGGAGGTCCCCTTGGTCATCTTTCGTCCAAAATTCAAATACAAAAGTGTTAACTTCATAATCATAACTAATACCAAAATTTTTACCAGGTATACCTAAAAACCCAATTTTTTTATCTTGTTTAAAAGTCTTCTCCACTTTGAATGACATAGTGATAGTAAAACTTGTATCGGTCAGTAAATTATAGGAATAAGATTTGGCTCTTATCTGTCTAGGTTTTTTATAATTAATTTTCATTTCATTTTTGTATTTATGAACATTGTGTTTGGATATAACGTCTCATCTATGTCCACAATTTCTGTAACTTCAGTAATCTTATTAAACCCTTCTTCTTTATATCTTATTTTTTGTTGTTGCATCTCTGTAACAAATCGTCTTTCATTACGTGCAGTTGTCTCCCCTTTAGCCCACTCCCCATTTACATAACCCTCATCAACATGAAATAAACAATCGAATATTCCTTCTTTTCTATATGGTAAAATATTATCAATAACTTCGATGTCTTCTTGTGTGAATTTTAAGTCATTACTTTTACATTCTAAGTCTTGGGATAACTCAATTTGTCCTCTTGTAAACTCATAATGAAGTTTTAGATTCTCATTATTTTCTTCCTTAAAGATTTCTAAAGAATCATCAAAAAATTTATCATATATTTTTATCTCCGATATTTTTCCTTTATAATATGTGTTTAAGTGACTACAGAAACCAAAAATGAATGGTTTATTTGGTTCATGTCTTTTTAATTCTCCTTCAATAGGAAAGGATTCATTTAATTTAATTCCACTTTTGTTTGTAATCAATTCATTATTTACAAATAAAAATTGTTCTTTAGTTTCACTATTATACGACATCGTTACCCAAGTCCAAAGATTTTCAAATCTCTTTGCCCAATTGTAATAATGATTATTATCCTTATTAAAACATACCATAGTGACCGCTCGTGAGTTATTAAAAGATAAACCCCAAGTCCAAGACCCTTCTTTCCTGATTAATGGATATTCTATAAATCTTCTTTCTTTATCCCCCACTAACCATATCGGGTGTTTATCATGTTGTTGTTCTGATCTATACAAAATGGAAATGGTGTGGTCTTCATTAAGACATTTATTTATTTCTCTTGTTGAATTAGAAGTGAAGAATGAAGTTAATCCGTTGAAATTTGCAACAACTCTATTTTTATATGTCTTATATACTTTACCTGTGGTATAACCTTCATAGTAACATCTCCAAAATAAGTCATCATCCTCCTGACCCCAATCCCAATAGTCATTCGAATATCCGTTGGTGTTATCTACCTGTTCTTTATTAAAAAGAACCACACCACCAAAATATTGGTCATACCCCAATCCGTAATTATACTTCGATAATCCTGTTGCAATATGTATTGGATTTATTTCAGGATATGAGTAGTCACACGATTCGTCGTGTGGAACCATATCAACATCATGCCAAGCAATATAATCACACCCATCTTGAAATGCGTAATAAGCGGCAATGTTTTTCATCGCACCTCTATTAAACAATTTATCATCAACTTGATGACCTACATAGAATTTGTGTGGTATACCTTGATTATTTAAATAATTTGTTAACTCAGGTATAAGTTTTTCTATATGTTCCTTTCTATTCCGATATGGTATGCAAATCCCTAATTTTTTCATATACCAACAATAATATGATTTTCGTTTTTATTTTTTACGTATGAATGTTCAACGTATTCACAATCATTTAATCCGTCTTTTTTGAAATCTGTTGAACCTTTAAGTGTCTCATTATAAAATCTTAATTGATTGTATCTTGTTAATTTACTTTTCCAACCATTTAAAACATACCCATTTTCTTCATGTGGTACCAATTTAAATGTTGATTTTCTTCTATATGGTATTTCGATTTCAATATATTCTTCAAATGATTCACCAACAATTTCACAATTGTGTATTTCACCGTCATTACCATTCCCACTTAAATCCATTAATTTATAACCTTTTATAAATTTAGTGTCATAATATAATATTACCCTATAGTCTGATTTATAGTTCCCGAAGTTTTGTGTCAATCCAAAATATTGATTATCTGAAATTTCTTTAATTTCGTCATCATTTAATACATCAGAAAAAACTGCAAAGTTAGATATGGTACCCTTAAAGAATTTTTGATCGTTTCTTCTATTAGGGTTACTACATCCTAAATAAAATTTTCTATCCTTACTATAATAATCTCTTAATTTTTTTATTTTTTTACTGTCCACTAATACACCATCTTGATACATCTTTATTTCTTTTTCATAAGTGTCAATAGTTAAAGTGATATTAGTTTTATAATTGGTTGTTATATTAGATTCTAAATGAATAATATTATTATCAATATCAAATATTTGAACTACGTATCTTGAATACGAGGTGAATCCGATAAAAAAATCATAACCGGGTACACCAAAAGACGCAAACACATCATCATCTTTTTCATAATTTAATGTTAATTCATCGGGATTGAAACTAATAAAAATTGTATTTTTATATTTGAAATCGAATATGTTGTTTCCCTCAACATAAGCGTCTACACCATTAAATCTTAGAGATGCCACATTACCACCTTTTAAACTGATTTCTTTTGTGTCTAATGGAATTTTAGACATTTTACATCTATGTAAAAGTTCGGTATCTTCATAACCCCATCCCCAGTATTTGTTTGAATAACCGTTTACAAGTTCGAACATGTCCATTGGGAAAAGTGTAACTCCTCCAAAATATTCATCAAATACTATTCTTTTGAATTTATCTGTTGTTATGAAATTAGTTGCCATATGTACAGGTATATCATAATACGAATAATCAACATCATATGGTAACATGTCAACATCGTGAAAAATAACGTAATCACATCTTAACTTTTTGGCATATAAAAAACCAACGTTCAATAGTTTTCCTCTATTGAACGCTAGCCCGTCATCTTGTTCAACTACAATTATTTCATAGTCAATATCAAATTTTGATAAGTAATTTTTTAATGATACTTTAAATTGAACAAGTTGTTTATAACGGTCCCTATATGGTACAATTATACCAAGTTTATGACTCATTATTTTTTAGTAGTTTTTTTAGTTGGTGTTTCGGTATCTTCTTCCCCACCTTTAACTATTTTAGTGTGGAATTCAGCCAAATAATATTGAATTCTGCTACTCCACTCATCCTTATCAATTTCCTCAAACCACACAGTAAGTGCGTCTAATGAATTTGCAATTTTTTCAAGTGCTTTAACTTTTCGTTGTTCAAGAATCAGTAATTCGTCGTCTGTCTGATTGGTTTTTTTAATTTGTGTCATATTGATTTTATTTTATTAATCAAATTATTCCATTTGGAGTACTCCCCATAATCACCTAATATACAATTTTTTTCGAATAAAAACAAGGGGTCGTCTATGTTAATACGAAACTTATTTTTTCTTAATGAATTGTACATAATTCCATACTCATTCGAATAAGAATAATCTTGATTATTGTTGGCAACTGATTTAATTCTTTCTATCGATGTGGAATCCCATTTGAAATGGTGAACCTGTACATGGTCTTTAGGATTAATTAATGGATGATTCCATCCTTGCCATCTCCAAGTTGTTTGATTATCTATTTTTGCATAATGTTGTCCGAATGTAATCTCTATATAACCCCTCATAACACAAACCTTATTTGGATTAGCGTTGCTTAAAGGATATCTAAAAAATCCCGCATTCGGAAATTGTTTGAATATGTATTCTTTTTCTTTTAATTCTGAAAATTCACCGTTTGGACCGATTCTATCTATAAATCCCCCCCTTACTATGTCCCACCCATTTTGTTCACACTCATTAATTAAATCACCTAATTTATTTTTTGGATATAAGTGAAATTCATCAATATCTGATATTACCCACCAATCGTTTGGTTGTCTATTTGTTATGTAATTATAAAGCATTGTGACTCTCTCCCAATCAAAAATTCTATCGTGATGGGTTTTAACAATTTTTACATGTTTAAAATCTTTAATAACTTCTTTTACCTCAACATCTAACTTGGGGTTTTCATCGGTGTTATAAACGATGTAATTTATCTCATCAACATAGGATGAGTAATGTTGTATATGGTGTTTTATTAAATTTGTGCCGTGACCTATAACTGTAACTAATCTTATCATATTTTTCGATTTATCAACGTAATTCCACTCGAAGTTGGTTTTGTTGAAAATTTACGAAAATTAAAAAGATTAATCAAGTTCCACTCTTTGTTTTTTTGTAGTTCTTTAATAAGTTTTGATGGTCCATCAAATCTATGATGGTCTTTCTTTGCATCCTCAGTAATGATTAATGATTTTTCATATTCTGAGTCTGTGTCGTGTATAACGATTATACCATTATCTGTAAGTAAATTAGAATATAATTCAAAATCTTTTTTAACACCTTCATATGAATGATCACCATCAATATAAATAAAATCTATTTTTATATCTTGTCTAACAAAAAAGTCATGATAAGCATCCTCCGATGTTGATTTAATAAATCTTGGATGAAAATTACTTCTAAAAAATGAATTCTCATTATCGACATCGTTTGGTCCTCCGATTCCATTACAAGCGTCAACTAAATATGTAACACCAATATCTCCCCAATTGTAATCAGGGTCACCTTCAAATATTTTTTGTTTATGTAAATCTACTCTTGCTTGTGTCATAATTCTTGGTATAAACCCACCACCAGAACCAATACAAACACACACCTTTGACCTCATATGTTGTATGAGTGAATATATCAATATACCATCTCCCATGTGAAATTTGGTACCTCCGTGTGTCCACAAATAGGGTAAGTCTTCACCATTGTTTGTGGTTATATTACTTTCAATAAATTCTTGATTTAATATTGTCTTATCCTTCATAATTTATTAAATCTTTTACCTTCTCATATAAATCTAAGTCCTTATTTAATGGTACACCTGTGACCATTGAACATATTGACATTGTTATTCCTTCCCCCGCACCCACAATTTCTTTATTTTCTAAAATATCACAATATTCTTTTATAATTTGTAGTTTTTCATACCATTTAAAAAATTCTGAATAATCGTATTTTTTAAAAACCAAAAAATGTTCCCATATCGTCTCTCTTTCAACAAAATCACCAATTTTAGAATTTACAAACGCATAATACATTTTCCAATCATTCTTTAACATTAAATCTAAATCTTTAATTGTGGTTTTTTTTACTCTGTGATTTGAGAGGTTTTCTATATAACTAATACCTTCTTTGAAATTATATTTTTTCAATTCGGCAAGAGGGGTGAAATCGATATTATACTTTGTATCTGCATCGAGTATGATTGCTGTATCCTGTTTTATTAGAATTTCCTTAACCAATAAAATTTTATCATGATATGATTTATATTGTCTGTTGTACTCTAATACTGTTAAGGATAAGGGTGTGTATTTTGTATAAAAAAATTCGGAATTATCTGTTAGTACATAACACTTAAATCCTAAATTCAGTAACTTATTTAATTTTTGAACTGTTCCGTCAAAATATTTTTTATCACCAAAACATAAAACACCGAACCCTATTTTATTTATTTGCTCCATACGCGTACAGTCCCATGTGTTTTATTTCGGAACTCAATAATGTATCAATATATACCTTGTATCCTACTTCCCTTAATTTTGTTAATAAATTAAAATCTTCACCTAACCAATCACCAGATTTTTCATTGTAAGTAAATTCAAAATATGGCTTATGAATCTTTTTAAAAATTTCAGTTTTCATTAAAATACATCCCATACCAACACCCTCCACTTCTATCAATTCTTCTTCTATTTTTAAGGGTAAAAAACTATCCCAATTTCCTATATTTTTATATGCCACAGGTTTAAGTGGGTTGGTTCTTTTAAGATAATTACAACCTACAATATCTTTGTTATGTTCTAATAATCTTACCGCAGTAGTTGATGGAAAAACCATATCACTATCTAACCACAGCACATAATCCGAATTAATTAATTTAGCTTCTTCTATCAGTTTTTCTCTCTGATTTAATAGAATAGTACTTGAGTCAAAAAATAAGTAAGTGTCAATAATTTCGCTAGTTGTTTTATATAATTGTGATAAACTAAAAGCAAAATGAGTATGAACCATATCCCTTGTTGGCACAACGATTGCCAATTTTTTATTTCTACCACTCCAAAGTGAACTATTATACATGTTTTTTCTCATAAACCTGGTGTGTTGTTAGATATTGTGTCTTCTTGGTTTGTCAAATTTTTTGCTAAAGAAATTAACTCCTGAATTCTTTTAGAAAAAAGTTGATAATCTTTGATTGGTAAATGACTTATTATTGAATATGTTTCCTTAGAAAAAGTGTTTGTTGTTACGATTTCAATTGCACCGATTCTCGCCCACTTTTCTATAATGGAAATTCTTGAGATATTTTCATCGTTATCCAAAATACCTCTAACTGTTTCTTGATTTAGACTCTTATAAAGTTCAACCAAAATCTCATATTCTTCTTTTGCGTTTTTTGAAAAAAAAGATAAAAATTTTAGTTTTTTGATTCTTTTAATTAGTTCTATAATCTTATCCTTATCATGATCTATTGCCGACCATTTTATATAGAACAAATCATATTTAGGTGGAAATGGTTTATAACTCAAGTTCATTGAGTTAATATAATAAAAAAAATTAGAATTGTGAATGAATTAAACGTAATCCTGTGGTGTAGACAAACCTCCAAAATCTGACGACTCTTGTGTTTGTGAACCTGATGATATACTTGAGATAACAGTAGTAGCTCGGTTTCTACCGACACCCAAACTTGAGTTTAAACCAATATTTTGACCCGCAGCTACGTTACCTGATCCAGTAATTAGCCCCAAAGCTGCTGCGACTTTACCTATACTTATTTCCGAACCGGTTGCTGGTAGTAAACCCATTGTAATTAACTAGTTTTTATATAAATACTTATGTTTTCAGTTTTATTTTGATAATATATCTCAAATTAATTTATAAATGAATTTTAAAGATTGTGTTTTTTTACTATGTTTTCTAAATCTTCAATTTTTTTAGATAGTTCTCTTATTGATTCAATTAATAAGGGTACTATTTTTTCATATTGAATGGTTAAATATTCCTCACCACTTTTAGATTTATCAGTACCATCATTGTCAAATGGTGCCAATTTTACCGCTTCAGGTAGGACTTCTTTAACATCTTGTGCAAATACACCAACCAATCTTTCTTCGGTGTTAAATTTAGCAACATCTTTTGCCAATTCATTCCAATTATATGTAAACCCACTTAGTTTTAAAACTTTCTCTAATGGATTTTCTATAAATTCAATATTGGTCTTTAATCTCCTGTCTGATGAGTATGCAATAACATCATTACCCGCATCAATTCTACCATCTGTTGCGGATGGGTTAACATTCACACCTAAAGCTCCTGCAGTTACTTTTACGTCACCATTTGCTTCCAATCTATATCCTGGATTGGTAGTACCTAAACCAACGAAACCTGTTCCAAGAATGTTAAGAACATCATCTACTGAGTGTAGACCCATAGATATTCTATTACTTGTTGAATTTGCTCCATTATATTGGAAATAGAATTGTCCCATGTTTCTGGAACCATCCGACTGACCAAGTGCATACATAATATGGTCACCCGCCGCCATTCCACTATTTAATATCCTTACACCTCTTTGGAATGTTCCTGTGCCCGATGCTCTTAAATCTAATAATGGTGTAGACCCATTGTTCGTTCCATTTACATATAACTGAGACCCATCAAATGTTAAATTAGCTTCAGCGTTTAAAGTGACACCTCCAACACTTGTCATTATTCTATTATCAGCCGCATTTGTAATTGTGGTTGTTCCACTTGTACCGCTTGAACCTGAACTACCACTTGAACCACTACTTCCACTTGAACCAGAGCTACCTGAACTTCCTGAACTTCCTGAACTACCGGAAGAACCTGATGAACCACTAGTACCGCTTGACCCACTATTTCCACTTGTACCCGCTGTTCCTGACGATCCAGAAGTCCCTGAAGTTCCGCTACTTCCTGAAGTACCACTACTCCCACTACTACCACTACTTCCACTTGTTCCACTACTTCCACTTGAACCACTACTTCCACTAGACCCTGATGTTCCTGATGAACCATTAGCTCCACTTGTACCAGATGAACCTGAACTACCACTTGAACCACTACTTCCACTTGAACCAGAGCTACCTGAACTTCCTGAAGTACCGCTAGTACCTGATGTTCCACTACTACCACTTGTTCCACTACTTCCTGAATTACCTGAAGAACCTGAACTTCCTGACGAACCTGAAGTACCACTAGTACCCGAACTACCACTATTACCAGATGTTCCTGATGAACCACTTGAACCACTTGAACCAGAAGTTCCACTTGAACCACTAGAACCAGATGAACCACTTGAACCTGATGTTCCTGATGAACCACTAGAACCAGAAGTTCCACTTGACCCACTAAAACCAGATGAACCTGAAGAACCAGATGTTCCTGACGAACCACTAGAACCAGATGAACCACTTGTACCTGATGTTCCACTACTTCCTGAAGTTCCGCTAGAACCAGATGTTCCTGAATTTCCACTACTACCTGAAGAACCACTTGAACCTGAAGTACCCGAACTACCACTATTACCAGATGTTCCACTTGAGCCGCTGATACCTGAACTTCCTGAAGTTCCACTTGATCCGCTGCTACCCGAACTTCCTGAAGTTCCACTAGTTCCACTTGAGCCAGATGTTCCTGAAGAACCACTATCACCACTTGTTCCAGAAGAACCAGATGAACCTGAAGAACCAGATGTTCCTGATGAACCACTACTACCACTTGTTCCAGATGTTCCCGAAGAACCACTTAATCCAGAAGAACCACTTGAACCACTGCTGCCAGATGTTCCTGATGTTCCACTTGATCCATTCGAACCGCTTGAACCGGACGTTCCACTACTCCCCGAACTACCTGAGGTGCCTGATAATCCGCTTGTTCCACTGGTTCCTGAAGAACCACTAGTACCCGATGATCCACTTGAACCTGATGTGCCGGAAGAACCACTAGTACCACTTAATCCACTCGAACCACTTGTACCAGAAGAACCTGAAGAACCACTACTACCACTTGTTCCAGAAGAACCAGATGTACCTGAAGTACCTGATGTTGATGCAACAAAGGTTACACCATTTAAAACTAAACTACCACTAACTTTTAATGAACCGGTAAAATCATGAATATCATCACTTGAGTTACCAAATTTGTTAGATCCACTAACAAAAGATGCGGTTTGATAAATAACTGAAGACGAAATTATATATTGTTGTGCAACAATATTACCTTGTATATTTAAATCTCCTGATATATCCGCCGAACCTGATACAATCAGGCCATTTTTGACTTTAAATTCGTTTGCCATTTATCAAATTAGTTTCATTATCCACTAATAGTATTTATGTGTTTACTATAAATATTTAATCATTTGTCATAAAATAAAAAAGGGGGAATAAATCCCCCTTTCATTGAATTTTTTTTCATATTATATAGATAGTGCTCTTGCGAACATAACCACACTCCAAGTTCCTGAAGATGATGTTACAGTAACCGTACCACTATTAGATATAGTGAACGAAATCGCTGTTGTATTACCTAAGTCAGTTGTTGTGGTTTCAGTCAAATTAGATGTTGAACCATCCCATATACCAACTATACTACCCGCTCTCATATTAGAACCATTCTTTACTAAGTAATCAAGAACCACACCGTTATATTCTGATAATGTGAACATTGTTGTACTAGTACTTACAGATTGATTACTTGTACGAACATCTACCTTACCATTTAATAACAAGTCACCTGTCAA